AAACGTTTAGATACTGATGGAGAAATATTATTAAAATCTAGAGCCGTTTTAAAATTTGATATGTCTGAAATTTCACAGTCATTATCTAAATATTCTAAAACTGTAAATGATTGTAAATTCATGATGCAATTATATACATCACATGCAAAAAATTTACCATCAGATTATAGTATTTATGCAAAATTAGTAGGTCAAGATTGGATAAATGGTACTGGTTTTGAATCAGATCCAACCATCGATGGTGTATCATGGACATACCCAATATCTGCTAGTACATGGTATTCTAGTAGTCAAAACATACAAATTGGCTCTAGTACTTTGTATGTATCCGGATCAATTTCCGGTGGTGGTTCATCGATGTATCAGTCCGATCCAAGTGGATCAACAGCCGGACTTATAATCTCAGAGTCTTTTTCGTATCGACCTACTGATTTAAACATGAATGTTACCGATTCATTAAAAATTTGGTTAAGTGGTAGTGGCGGAGCATCTATACCTAATTATGGTTTTTTATTACAATTTTCTGACACCGATGAAGCAGATGATGCAGTGGCTGGTTATGTAAGATTTTTTAGTAGAGATACACATACAATTTATGTTCCTAAACTAATAATGTATTGGGATGATGTTTCTTATTCATCTGGTTCATTAACTGCAATCAACATCGAATCATATTCAATTTATACAAAAATAAAACCTGCATATAAAGATACAGAAATTGCTAAAATACGAATATATGCTCGTGACAAATATCCACAAAAATCTCCTACTAATTTATTTCCTATACAAACCGTTAAGCGTCTTCCGGCTACAACATATTATACAGTTATTGACGCTCTTACAAATGAAACCATAATTCCTTATGATGATATTTATACTAAAGTAAGTTGTGATTCAACAAGCAATTTCTTTTATATTGATTTTAATGGATTTATGCCAGAACGGTATTATCGTATAGAATTGAAAATTAAAGATGGAATTGTTGAGGAATACATTGCAGATCAAATTTACTTCAAAGTGACTCAATAATGGCATTAGTTGATAGAAAAATAGATACAGATGTTTTACGTAGACAATTAAGATACGTAAAAAATGGATTGACATTTACATCTAATAATAGTAGTATACATCCCCGGGATGCAGCTGGAAATATTATTTTACAGGAAAATAGTGAAACTAATCCATTATTAATTATTGAGCCAGTAACTACAAAAATATCTACGAAATCTATGTTACGGGTGCTTGATACTCAGTTTGATTATTTCAAATTTCCTGTTACTACTCCATTAACCGATGTTCCAGATGTTAATTTAGACACTGAATTATTAGATATTATTTATGCTCGATATAGTCCTTCTGAAGATACAATCGTTCCTATAGTTAATTCTGGTTTATTATTTGATGTAGTAGAAGAAGGATTACCACAACAAAATTCTAATGCATATACAATTACAAAAGATATCAAAGATTTGAATAGAGATCTTAGATTCCGCATTAAATTTACACATAAGTTCGATCTAGGATTTCCTAATACAACTTATGGTACCATATATTTTTATTTATATAGAAATGGCCCAAATAGAGCAGGTTTAGATCGTGAATTCAATAAAATAATTAGTGGTGTAGATGCATATGCAAATACATTAGAAAATTTCCCGCCGCAAATTACACAAGATGGGTATGGCGAAATTGTATATGGAACTACTCAAACGTTGTTATTAGATTTAATTATACCTACATCTGAGTATGAAATTGGTGATACCTTTGCACTAGGCGCAATTGCCGGCCAGTTAGATTTACATACAATTATAGCTGATCAAACGTACTGGGTTATATCTGATGCAACTAAAAACGTAGATTTATGGAATCAACCGATAGAGTAACTAAAATATGCTGACGCAATATAAAAATATCGAACAAATACAAAATTCAGTAGCATCAGTTTCAGCTGAAAGAATTTCAAACAGAAAAACACAATTTGCAAGTTATGATATTAATGAACAAATAAAGTTTGATTCTGAAATTCCAAAACAAGGAAAACAATCATCGATTGAATTGCATGTTTATTCTGGAGATTCTTGGTTAACTGGTATACATAAGGTTACTGTACAAAATAAAATTCCTAGATATTTTGATAAAGATACAAAACAAGAAATATTATTTCCGGTACAGCCAGTTGCTATTGATATATATCGTGAATTAAAACGTATTGGTTTAACTGCTGGTACGTTTAAAATAGCAGTTAACTTCTTTAAGAATTTAATCGGTACATACGATCAACAACATCTTAGAATTGATGAAATTTCACCAGATCGTACAGAAATACGTTTACGTGCTATAGACGAAACAAATACAGAATTCTTAAGACAGATTTCTAATTTTATTAGCACTGTTAATCAAACATCATCTGATTGGTATAAATCATATCTATTAAATTTTAGTAGAAATAAGTGTGTGCTATTTGTTAATAGCATAGTAGTTGGTGAGTATTTGTATGTAAAATTATATGAACCACTACCGGCTGATATACAAAACGATTTTAAATGTTGGGTAGTAGAAGAGCAAAAAGCTCCTTACGTTGATCAAATAACAATACAACCATTTGTTGCAAAAAAACAATATAATCAACTATCAAATCCAAACTGGTACGCAAACTCGGCACTTAATATTTCATCTGACACAGGATTAAGAAATTGGAATGATTTATTAGGTTCGAGTGTACAGACATCACAACAAATAGTAGATGCATATTTTTCTGGAAGTTTAACTGGTGTAAATCTAAACATAGATTTTTCAGATTTTAATAATTTTGTATTTTATAGTTCAGCAACAAATCGTTTAGCTAATTTTAAATACAAACTAGAATTATTAGAATATTACAATTCACAAAGTTTAGTAGTAGCACAATTATCCGGAAGTGTCGCAACAACAAATGCTCAGGATTATTTAAACAAAAAAACATCGTTAATTAGTGGATTTGATTTATTTGAAAAATATCTATACTATGAATCATCATCTAAAATAACAACATATGATATTGCATCTGAATCACCGAATGTACCAACGATTACGGGTCAATACATACAACCTGTACCAAAAACGAATTCTACTAGACCATATACATTAGCATCAACAAATAGTACTCAGTTTAAAACATGGTATAATTCATTGTATGCAACTGCTAGTTTATATGATCGAGATAATTACAATGCATTGCCTTATGCTATACCAGAAAATATACGTTTAGCAACTGGAGGAGATTCTTTAATTACATTTGTTAACATGTTAGGTCATCATTATGATATATTGTATACATATATCAATCATATGACTCGAATACATAAACGTGAAGAAAATCCAAAATTAGGAATGCCGAATGAGTTGTTATATTCTGTAGCAAAACAGTTTGGCTGGAATTTAACGGATGGGAATCAGTATCAAGAATTATGGCAGTATGTTTTAGGTACTAATGAAACAGGTACTCCGCTTACGGGATCAACGAGTGTTGGATATCCATCTTTACCAGGTAAAGAAATGACATATTCAGTCTGGCGGCGTATTGTTAATAATTTACCACTACTATTAAAATCTAAAGGAACGAAACGAAGTGTACAAGCATTACTATCATGTTATGGTATTCCTCAATCACTTATATCAATTAAAGAATATGGAGGTCCTAGATCTAATCGAGCTCCCGTATATGAAAAATTAAATTTTGATTATTCTTTAGACTTATTACAAAATACAGCTGGTACCGTAGATATAAATTATTCACAATCTATTAATACCGTAGAGCTTCGTTTCCGCACTGATAACGTGATTACGAATCCTACGATGTCAGGCACCATGAATCTATTTTCAATAGGTTCTAACGCAGTAACAATTGATTATAGTAGCGGCACGTTAGGTAGTATATTAATTAATGGCACTGGATCTGCAAATATTGAAATGTTTGATGGCGGATGGTTAACGGCTATGTTACGAACCACCGGTTCTAAATTAGAAGTTGTAGCTAAAAGATCAAAATATGGTAAAATTGTCGCAGCAGTATCAGCATCAGCAACAGCATCATTTGATTATTCAGGATCTGTTGTTTTAGGAGGTACCAGCGTTGGTGCTACGAGATTAGAAGGACAACTTCAAGAATTTAGATTGTGGTCTAGTAGTTTGTCTGATTCTGCATTTAATAATCATGTTAAAGCACCGGCAGCATACAATGCAAATTCAGATGCATATGATGAATTAGTTTTCAGATTACCATTAACACAAAAAATTAATCATACGTTAACCGGATCGTTAAGTGGTGTGCAACCAAAACCATCTACTATTACAGCATCATTTTCCGGATGGAGTACAGATACTCCATATGATTCAATTGAGGAAACATATTACTTTGATGGAATATCATTAGCAGCTGGTACTTATGATGATAATAAAATTAGACTTGAATCTAATGAACTCGTAGGAGTTTTAGATGTTAAAACTAGAGCTGAACGCAGTCAATTTGAAAAGGCGCCATTAGATAGCAAAAAATTAGGAATATATTTCTCTCCACAAACAATGATTGATGAAGATATCATTTCTCAGTTTGGTTATGTAGAATTAGATGATTATATAGGTGACCCCGGGGATTCTGAGTTAAAATCATATCCTAGACTAGAACAAAAAGCTCAGGATTATTGGAAAAAATATGATTCTAAAAATGATTTTAATTCATAC